AGAAGCACCCAAATCAGGGTGCTTTTTTATTTTATGTATCTTTGTAAAAAGATTTTCAAATGATAAATTCAGTAAGAAATACTGTGCTTGCAATTATCAACAAGAATAACTATGGATATATATCTCCAGGTGATTTTAATTTATTTGCAAAACAAGCTCAGTTAGATATTTTTGACGAATATTTTATAAGATACAATCAGCAAATTAATGAAGAGAATGCAAGAGTTTCAGGAACAGGATATGCTGATATTAAAAAAGGGTATGAAGAAGTTATAGATATGTTTTCAATAACTGCGTTTCTTACACAAAAAACTCAAAACGTTTATTTTTTACCTTCTCAATCCACAACAGGTTCTGATTATTATTTACTAAATAAAGTTCTTTGTTTTTCAGGAGGAACATTAAAAGGTGAGGCAGAAAAAGTCTCGCACAGTAAAATTACTATGTTAAACAGTTCGCTTTTAACTTCTCCATCAACAACGTTTCCAGCTTATGTTCAAGAAGCCAGTGAGCTAACTGTATTTCCAAATACATTTAGTAATGTAAACGACATACAGGCTCAATATATAAGATACCCTTTAGACCCAAAATGGACTTATGTTACATTGTATGGAGGTGAACCATTGTTTGACCAAACTCAAGCAGATTATCAAGATTTTGAATTGCCTATTGATGACTCTAATAATTTAGTGGCTAAGATATTACAGTACGCAGGCATATCAATTAGAGAGGCTGACGTGTTTCAATTTGGACAATTAGAAGACCAACAACAAAATCAAACTAATTTATAATTATGGCATATATAAATCAAAGAAAATATTATACTAATGATGGTGTTAATCCAACAGATGCTAATTGGGGTTCGTACCAATATGTAAGCTTAGAAGATGTGGTAAAGAACTTTCAATTAATGTATGCTGGTAATCATGGTTTAGTAAACAATGTTAATAGGTTTAAGATATTGTTTCATGCAAAACGTGGAATACAAGAATTAAACTATGACGCTTTTAAAGAAATTAAAAATTTAGAGCTTACAGTTTATGATGATTTAAGATTTGTTTTACCTTCGGATTACGTAAACTGGGTAAAGCTTTATTTGTTTCAAGGAAATACTTTAAGAGAACTAACAGAAAACATACAAGTTCAATCTGCAGTTTCTTTTATTCAATCCTCTTCATCTACATTTACTTATGACGCTGACAACAATGCAACTGTAGTTAGTTCAACTTTAGATGAAGCTAGAAAAAATGGTTCTTTAAATAGTATTTATTTAAATCAAAATAATGAAGCAGATGTAAATGAAAATTGTATTGATTGTGATGATGATATATACAACTCAAGAATTGGCGCTAGGTATGGTTTAAATACTGAGACAGCTAACATTAACCCTACGTTTACTATCGATAAAAAAGCTGGAGTTATTAATTTTGATTCTACCATGGCAAATAGACAATGTGTTTTACAATACATATCTGATGGAATGGAAAATGGTGATGATTCTAAAATGAGTGTAAATAAATTATTTGAAGATTATATTTATGCTTACATACAATATGCTTTATTAAATAGTAAATTTGGAGTTCAAGAGTATATTGTTAATAGAGCTAGAAAAAACAAACAAGCTTTATTAAGAAATGCAAAAATCAGATTAAGTAACATTCACCCAAGTAGATTGCTTATGAACATGAGAGGTGAAGATAAGTGGATAAAATAAAATGGCAAACATTCAAAGAAATTTTATAGCTGGCCGAATGAATAAAAGCCTAGATGAAAGGCTTATACCTAATGGTGAATACATAAATGCTGTAAATGTTAGATTGGGTTCTACAGAAGACTCTGAGATTGGGGCTGTTGAAAACTCTAAAGGAAATATACCTTTAACAACCCTTCAATATATTGATGGAACACCACTAAGTTCTCAGGCTAGATGTATAGGAGCTTTTGAAGATGGAGCTAATTTAGCATTGTACTGGTTTGTTCATGACCCAGCATTTACACAAGGAGCAACTGGTAAACTAGATTTAATTGTTTCTTTTGATGTTGAAACCGGACAACTTATTTATCATGTAATAAGTATAAATGACGGCAACGGTATAAATACAACATTAAATTTTAATCCAAATTTTCTAATTACAGGTGTAGATAAAATTGATAATCTTTTATTTTTTACAGATAACACAAACCCTCCTAGAGTAGTTAATATTAATCAAAACTACGGTGACCCTTTGTTGGGAGTAAATGTGGATGTGTTTAACCAAGATGATATATTGGTAATTAAGAAACCTCCAACAAGCTCTCCTGGAATCGTACCTTATTATGTTGCAAGTATAACTGATGCTTATTTAGAAGATAAGTTTTTATGTTTTGCTTACAGATATAAGTTTGCTAATAATGAGTTTTCTGCTATATCACAATTTACTGAGCCAGCATTTAGTCCGGGTAATTTTGATTTTACTACGAATAGTTATCTGAATGAAGGGATGGTTAATCAAAACAACGCTGTATCTATTACTTATAATACAGGTAGTTCAAGTGTTACAGATGTTCAATTATTATTTAAAGAAGCAGATAGTTCATCTATAAAGGTTATTAAGACTTTAAATAAAAGAAAAGATTTAGGAAACTTAAATAACACTGACTTACAGTATGAGTTTACTAATCGAGAAATATTTACTGTATTACCAAGTTCAGAAATTTTAAGATTGTATGACAATGTTCCTCAACTAGCTAAAGCTCAAACGTTGATGGGTAACAGATTAATGTATGGAAATTATTTTGAAGGATATGATTTAAAAACATCTGACGGTACTTCTCTTGCTTTAAATTTTACAGCTAGTTATAAATCACAATTAATATCAGTTATAACTACTGAAGCTCACACAAGTGCTGGTCAGTTTACGTACACACCCACATCTTCAAGTTCAACTATTTCTGATTCAATTTTAAATATTGATTTAAGTCCATTAGTGCAAGGAGAATCTAAATTAAAAAAAGGAACACGTTTAAATTTTAATTTTGGTATTACATTTATAGAGTTTAAAAAAGTATCTGGTGCTGACCCAACGCCTACAACAGCTGTATTTGACATGTCATGGTCTTATACTTTAATTGAAGATTATGCAAATGTATATAATTTTGTTACAAGTACAGATTTTCAAGAAAAGATAGGAACTGATGGGGTAAACGGAACAATACAAACTGTTGCTAATGCTCAAGCTGGTCTTGGAAATACTTTAACAGATGTTTTTAACAGAACAATACCTGAAAATTTAGATTCAACTTATAGCTTGTCGCAAACAGGAAGAACTTCGGGAACGGCTGTATTGCCTAATGCAGGAGAGTCTATAACAGCAACAATAAACGGAACATCATCAACTCTTTTAAACATACAAAATTTAGCTGGATTTTACAGTGACAATGTTGCACAGTCAGGGTATGCTTATTGGAGAATTGTCAATGAGAGTGCTACATTTAATGACACTGGAAATGCTGAGAGTTTACATAGTAATAGAGGTTATGAAGTTGGAATTGTTTACATGGATGACTTTAATCGTGCATCTACAGCTTTAGTTAGTACTGCTCAAGAAGGTGCTTCAATTAACATACCATGCAGCCAGTCTACTAGTAAAAACTTTATACAAGTAGAAATACCTCAAAATTCTCCTGCGCCTGCTTGGGCAACAAAATATAAGTTTGTTATAAAGCCTACAAAAGATACTTATGAAACTATATATAGTAATATAGCTTATAGAGATACTGTTTCTAGTTCAAGTTATTTTTTATTAGATGGTGAAAATGCTACTAAAGTAGAGGCGGGTGATACATTAATTGTAAAGGCTGACAATACTGGACCAACAACTAGATGTATTAGAGCAACCGTATTAGAAAAAGAAGCTCAAGCAAGCGGATTTATTACAATTTTTGATGCTGCAGGAACTGCAGTAGATGTTATAGGAGGGGTGTACATGAAAATAAACGCTTCTAATTTTTCATCTATACAAGACCCTAATGCTGTAATTGCTGTTGACCCAATTAAAAAAACGTGTACTACTAGTGGTGATATACCTACAATAGCATTTCCGTTTTTTACTACAGTAAATAGAAGCGCTCCTTTAGCTTCAACTTATGACGTATACGATGTGCCAGTAGGAAGTAGAATTGTGATGAGGATTGAAACAAGAAGAAACGGAACGGGTTCTAATAATGCTGGTGGAAGACAAAATTATATATTAGAACAAACACTTACAGCCTCGACAAGCTACACGAATATGGCTAATTGGTTTATTGGCGATAACGTAGGTAGCACTTTAAATAGTGGAATTAAAAATCCAGGTGAAAACATAGTTATTAATAATACTTTTGTAGGCCCTCAAGTAACCAATAGCGCACCGCCTTTTACAACTCCTAATGTAAATCTTGGCTGTAAAAACATTAGTGAACTTAACGCTAATACTTATTTTGGGGGTGGAAGTCCTTCAACATTAGATTTTAATGAAAATTTTTACTACAGAATATATGAAGATGATAGCACACAAGACTCTAATGGAAACAACTTAATATATCTTTTAGCTTCAGGTCCTATCTCTTATGGTAAAACAGATGCCACTGAGTCTATGTTAGAAGTTTCATTTACAGTGTATAGGGGAGATGGAGCTACTTATGTTTTTGAAACAGAACCAGCAGATGCTTTGCCTGACGTTTGGTATGAAAACAGTGAATCTTTTGATATAAGCAATGGTTTTCATTTAGGTAATGTTCAAAATCAAACAGTTACTTTGCCTGCTAAAATAAACCCTGGCTTTACAAATTGTTATGCTTTTGGAAATGGTGTAGAAAGTTATAGAATTAGAGATTCAATAAAAGGTAAATCTTTTAATTTAGGAAATAGAGTTTTTACAACTTCTAACGAAGAATATAAGGCTGCTCATAGATTTGCTGATATTACGTACAGTGGTGTATTTAATGATGAATCAAATGTAAACAGACTTAATGAATTTAATTTAGGTCTTTCTAATTTTAAACCATTAGAAGAAACGTATGGTGATGTTGAAATATTATTTGCCAGAGAGACGGACGTGCTTACTCTACAGGAAGATAAAATATCCTACGTTCTTGCAGGTAAAAATTTATTATCTGATTCTACAGGAGGAGGAGTGGTAACATCAGTTCCAGAAGTATTGGGCACACAAATTGCAAGAATAGAAGAGTTTGGTATTAGTAATCACCCTGAAAGTTTTGCTACGTTTGGTGAAAATAAATACTTTACTGATGCTAAAAGAAATGTTGTTATAAAACTTACAGGTAGTTCAGCTCAAAATGAAGTGTTGACTGTAATTTCTAATGAGGGAATGAGAAGCTGGTTTAGAGATTTATTCGCTGAAGCTTCTTCAACACAAAAATTAGGAGGGTATGACCCTTATATGCAAGAATATGTTTTTACAACAAACACAATTGTTAAGCCTGAAACAGAGTTGTGTACTGCATGTGGTGTAACAAAAAACATTACAATTGTTGCAGGTCAAGAGTTTGTGTATTGTGTCGATATTGGCGAAGACACAGGGCCTCCTAGTAAACTGTATTATGTAGAAATAGATTATGTTATACCTTTTGAAAATACAGACTTAATAGTTACTGAAGGAACAGAACAACAAGTTGTAACGGAAGCAGGAGTAGATATTGAAACTGAAGGTCAAGTATCAGGAACTGGATATACCATTCAAGCTATCTATGATGGCGTAACATATACAACAGGTGTTGTTTATCAAAGTGGAACTTTAGTTTTTCCAAAACCAAATCCAACGCCTACTGAAGTTGTTATGATTGTTTCGTCAGACGCAACAGTAAACGACACAATTCAAGTAACGGTAAAATGTCCAGAAGAAGAATTGTTTAGTGTTTATAGTGTAACGCTTACAACAAATGCAAACTCTGGACAATTTTCACACACAGAATTTAGTTGGTCTGACTCATCGATAGTTTCTCCAACTCAATCTGATTTAGTTACATTTTTAGCAAATCCAAGCGACCCTATTGTTTCTCAATATAGAGAGTTAGAAGGTCCTCAAGGTTCAGGAATTATACCTCCAAATGGAGCTGTTATAACAATGAGAAGTAATAAAATAAATTTTGATAATTTCCAATTTGACCCTACAGAAAATGAATTTAGATATTTGAGGACGGATGCTTTGTTTGGAAATAATTCTACGGATATTAATATTTTATTAGCTGCTTCTGTTCAAGCTACCCCTATTAATTCAAGTGGAGCGCCAACATTATATAGCGCTCAATTTGGTTTGCCTGCAAATGGAAACAAACTTTATTTGATATATGATTTAAGAAATTCAGTAGGTCAACAACTTTGTTATTCATCAACAAGTTTATTTGATGCATGTTGTAATTGTACATTTACACCAGCGCCTACGCCAAGCCCTACACCAGCGCCTACGCCAGCACCAGCACCAGTGTATGATTACTTCTTGGGAATAGATTGTGTAAGCTTACAAGCTGTATATTTAAAAGCAAATCAAACTTTAAATATAGTAGTGGGCGATGAAGTTCAATATCAATTTGGAACAACAATTGGATGTGCGTCTTTATATGATGTTGGAGGAACTGGGCAAAACGGAGAAGTAATAGTTCAAGTATCAGGATGTGGAGATTCAAGATGTTCAGTATAAATGGTTAACTTTGTAAAATTGTAAATGGCAACAACAGGAACATATTATTATAGCTCAGCAAGTTTTTCAACTGCTACTGCATTATATTTAGATGCAGCGCTATCTAGTTTTGCTCCTGATGGGTGGTATTCAGACCAATCAATAGTAAGGCAACAAGCTTCAGGAGTATTATTTGCTGAAGATGATTGTCCTAACTGTGGAACGCCTACTCCAACACCAGTCCCAGTAGTTTATGATTACAGAGTGTATACAGCTTGTGATGGAGTAAGTAGTAATGAAATATTTAGAATAGTTCAAGGAGGAACTTTTCCAGCATCTGTATCTTATAATAGTATTTGTTATCACAACCCTCAAGCCACTGGTTCAACATCTACTATAAATGTTAATGGTTTAGTGAGTTATGCTGACTGTGCCGCTTGTGGTACAACACCTGCTCCTGGCCCAAGTCCAAGCCCTACACCAAGTCCAATACCAACACCTGTTCCAACGGTTACTTATGATTTTAGAGAATATACTCTTTGTAGTACTTCAACGTGTGGAGGAGCTAGCACAAAAGTATTTAGAAAGGTTACAGGGAGTACGTTCCCTGCTGTTGTAAAAGATGGTGTTTGTTGTTATGAAAGCCCACAAACAACCACATTAACAAGTACAAATGATATAACTGATTTTTATGGAGATTGTGCTACTTGTGAGGCTACAACACCAAGTCCGAGTCCATCGCCAAGCCCAACACCTACACCAAGTCCTGTGCCTGCTGTAAGTGGTACACAAATATTTTCTACATATACAGTAGGAAACGGAGTAGGAAACTCAGCTACTGCGTGTGTTGCGCAAGCAACTAATAGTATGTATACCTCAAGAGCTAATGTAGCTTCGATTCAAACTGGAGATATTATATACACTAATTCAGGATTAACAAATGTGTGGAATGGCGGAACAAATTTTTATGGTGTAACAAACGTAAATGGTCATTATCCAAACTTAGATAGTGGCTATGCTTTATTAATTAGTGCACTAGGAGTTGTAGACGCAATTGTGAATTGTACACCTACACCAGCGCCTACGCCTACGCCAACAGCAGCAACTTTCCAAGATGTGGAAATAAGACAATGTTTTACAACAACACCTACTTACAAAGTAAGAGTAACAGGTTTAACAGCGCCAACTTTAGCTAATGGTATAGTGATAGAAATAACAGGTGCTGCTAGTGCGCCAAACCCAGAGTTTACTGGTTCAACTTGTTGGGAAATAATAGATAACGCTGCAACTTCTTATGATTCATCTGCAGCATTAAACTCTGCATATAGTAGTTGTTCAGGTTGTGGCGCAACTCCTCAATATGATTACGCTATATATACTGAATGTCAGACATCAACAACTGCGGTATTTAGAAAACTTACTACAACTGCTAGTTTCCCTAGTTTTGTAGAGTATACTAATATTTGTTACTCAAATCCAGTTTCAACTACAGCTACATCGCTTATTAGTGTTGAGTCTTTAACAAGCTTCAACAATTGTTATGATTGTGAAAACCCATCAATGTTTATTAATGGTTTACCTCAAGGGGGGTATACATTAGCTGATGGATGTGTTGCGAGAACAGATTATTTTGTGTTCTCTAATAGAGCAACAGTTGCACAAATTGTGGTGGGAGATATATTATATGCTAATTCTTCTAAAACCACAGTGTTTGATGGAGGTTTAGAATATTTTAGTATATCAAATACATTAGGATATTTGCCACAATCTACTGATAGTAAATATTTAATTAATTCTTTAGGAGAAGTTTTAACTATATTAAGTTGTTCATCTACGCCTACGCCTACGCCTGCGCCCGTGCCATCACCAACTACTAACATTCAAGTTAGAGATTGTGCTGATGCTAACAGAACGGCTTACATAACAGTAGCTGGAACTTATTTATCAAATGCAATTGGAGTTTCTCTTAAAATTAGTGGTGGAGCTGGTGGTTCATGTCAATCAGGATTTAATGGAACTAAATGTTGGGAAATTATAGCTGTAAATACTGTGAGTGATTGTAGTGTAACAACAATTTCAGTACAAGGTAGTTGTGGTGGATGTACGCCTTCTACTCCGACTCCAAGTCCTACGCCTAGTCCTACTCCGACTCCAAGTCCTACGCCTACGCCTAGTCCGACACCTAGTCCGACTCCAAGCCCAGCGCCTACACAATCTGTGTATTATTATAACATTGATAAGTGTGATGGAAGCGCAGGAACATTTACTAATGTAGCTACAACTTCTATATTAACAAAAGGACAATCAGTAAAAATGTCTGATGGTCATTGTTATAAATATGATGGGGTTGTAGGCCTAATTAACTCTAACAGTCCAGTAGCTATATATTTTAATTGTACTGCCTGTTTAGCATCAACTCCAACACCGTCACCGTCACCTGTACCGTCACCGTCACCAGTGCCAACTCAAGCGCCAACTCCATCGCCTACGCCTTCACCAGTGCCTGTAAGCAATTGTAATACAGTAAGTTTAGAGTATATAGTCCAGAGTGGTCCTTCGCCTGTTCCAAGTTTTACATGCGCTGGGTTAACAACTTTCTATATGAACACATCAAATTTCTGTACAGCTACGTTGTTATATAGAGATAGCGCTTGTACAAGAGGGGCTTTTGCAGGGTATTACAACACTGGTATTTTCTATAGATATTGGAATGGTTCATCATTTACACTTTCATGTACATCTACAACTTGCCCATAGTTTTTCATTTTAAATAATTATGATTAACTTTATTTGAAATTAAATCAAATCAAATGGAGGAAATACACAATTATATTACGCCACAGGAGTGTCAAGAACTTATTAAAATGATTGACGCCAACCATTCACGCTCATCAGTAGTAGTAGGGGGTACTGATAGAACAGATGTTACTAATCATAGAACATCAAGCACGTCTAATTTAGACATGAATACTCCTATAATGTCTAAAATAAAAAAACAAATAGCTGACACTTTAGGCTTAGAGCTTATTAAAGGTGAAGCACTTCAAGGACAACTATACGAACCCGGTCAATACTTTAAACCACATAATGATTTCTTTAGTGGCCCTGCCTATGACATGCACTGTAAATCATCTGGCAATAGAACCCACACTTTAATGATATATCTTAATGAAGATTATAAAGGAGGTGGCACATATTTTCCAACACTACAAAAAACAATAGAACCCGAAACAGGCAAAGCTTTGTGGTGGCATAATTTAAAAGACGGAAAAGTTCAAGAACAATATTTACATGAAGGGGTTACTGTGGATGAGGGTAAAAAGTATGTTGTTACTTCTTGGTGGAGAGAAAAAAGTTGGGATGGAGCTGGAGATGAAAAAATGTATTATGATTCTAAAGAAGCTATTGTTGAAAAAGAAACCATAGAGCCAAATCCTGAAAAAA